ACACAAAGATCCCATAACTTTTACAAGTTCAATTCTCGAGACTATAGACATCATGTTGAAGAAAATGTTCTCCAGAAGCTCTTCTAACAGGCAAAAGTTCCAGCCTAGTTCACAAACTCGCAGTCCAGTTCAAGAGCCAGAAACATCCAGTGCAAAAATTACAAAAAATGAGACAGTAGCAGGAGATGCGCTTAACAAAGCTGAAAGGCAACTGTATCAGTTCAACTTGCCAATCAATGAACAAGGGTTTGATGACTTAGTGAAAGAATATACTGAAGGTACCAGGTTTCAGTATGTTGCTCTGAGTGGCAAAGATGAAGAGACCTATTCTGCACGTATTAGGAGGCTTGTGACTGCAACACCAAGAATAGGTAAAGAAGCTCTGCCTCAGTCTAAGTTACCACAACTGAAGTTATATGACGACACAGAGCAGTTCAACTTATCTTTAGCTGTTCCTAAGAAGGGAAAACAGTATGTCAGATTGTCCTCTGTTATGGCATACTACTGTCCTTTAGTGTCTTCCTTTTCTGAATTCACTAAGGTATCTATATCTCTACATGATTCGAGGCTTCTTTCAAAAACCTGTGTTCAATCTGCAGACTTCAATTCAAACATAACACAAAAGGTGGAACTGTCATTGGATTATTGCATCCCTAGAACATCTTGTAGCAAGATAACTCTGAATATTGCAAGGGAACAGAAGTTTCTACAAGAGGGTGAAGAATGGGCAACTGTCCAATTGTTGATTAGATTAGAGGAGTCAGACTTTCCTTACTGCAGTAATCTTAAAGAAGTGACAGCTGTAATGGCTTTACCACCTGCAGTATTGGATAGCTACAATGTGAATCCGAATCACATTGACACTACTATTGTTGAGACACAAAGGAGGAAGATTAGAGACATGTATGAAAGTGGAGATATTGCAGATGAAAATGAACCGATCAAAGAAAGGTTAGGGAAAGTCAGCTATGCAAAGTCTTCTGTAGCACCAAAAGTGAAAGGCCATAATACAAATAAGAGTTTTGGGAGTGGCTGGGAAGGCATGCAGTTTAGAGATCCTTTAGTACCCAAAGATCAGGTTTCTGACAACCCCTCTGACGACGGTGATCTGTCAATTCCTGAGCTGCATCACTCTGGAGAAATAGAAGTTACTGCTGATGACGTCTCATCTTTAAAAGGCAAAGGCAAAATGGAAGAACAGACTCCATTGTATAAGAACTTCCATGGTAACAAGTCCAAGAAACAAGGAGTGTCTTTTAATGAATTTGAGGTTTAAGATTTTAATTTTAATTTTCCATGAATCTTGTATCATGTCTTCTGAATAGTGTAAAACTCCAAAATGCAAAAAAATCAAAAAACAAAAAAACCAAAAAGTTGGGCTCTGCTAGACAATCTAATGAAGATTGTCTAGCAGAGCCTTATATTTTTAGTTTTTTTGTTTTTGATTTTTTTGTATTTTCTTTTTCTTTATCTTCTTTTTTTGTTGTTTTCTTTCATTAATTAATTATACATAATTGAATTACAGAAATCTAAAATGACAGATGGAAATATGCTATAAAAGTAGATAAGCATTAATTTAGATGTGAGTAGCATTGATGTCAGCATTAAAGTTTTCTTTAGAAACTATCACAAACTCTGGAAACACCTTTAATATAGCTCTAGCAGTGGATAGCAGCTGATCATAATCAAGAAGAATGGTGGAAAATATCTTCTTCCTTACTATTTCAGGAGGGTATTCTGCATCAGAAGTTGTCTGAACAAATGCTCTCTGCTTCTCAAAAAGATTTGACAAGTCAGGCTTTTCTTTCTTGTTCGGACTAATGCAAATTGATTGGTCAACACTAAATGCTGTTATGATGTCCAGTAGATACATTTTTGTTCTTTCATTCAAAGATGAAGGTATCACAGCTGAAAATGCCTGATGTCTCACATACTGAGGTAAAGTGTGAGATTTGAATGGCCCTATAAACTTTCTAGCAGTCACTTTTCCAGCTAAGAACAGCTGTATGATCTTTCCAGGGAAAGTAGCTCCTATCCTAGAAATTGTGACTACATTGGCAGGTTCATTTCTCCCACTGCCTCTCTTGATTCCATAGGTTTTTTCTAACCTTTGGACTTCTGTTTGGCCCTCAGTAGACAACTTTTTGAAGTTGTGTTCATTAATGGATCCCTTAATGATTGAAATAGCACACATCATCAATATATCAGTCTTGAAGTCCTCTTTAGAGACCTTATTCTTTCTAGCCTGCACCATCAAAGATTTCAGGATTTCATTTGGCTTGAATCCCTGATGGTCAAACACCTTAAGAGACTCTGAATCAATAGAAGTAACATCCATCAGATCAATCTCTTGCCACATTTCTGCTAGCTGAATGTCAGAAATATTGCTACTGTCAGCTTCATCACCTTTGTTTTCAGGTTCTTGCCCGTCATCACCATCTCTAGTGGCAAATTTTGGTCCTGCTCCGATCAGCTTTCTAGCACTAATCTCTTTCTTCAGCCTCTCTTGTAAAGCCTTTGAACACCTCTTGAAGTATGCTACAAAATATGCTTGATCCTGGCTAGTAGCATCATGGTAAATTGCCTCAAATTCAGCTTGTGTTGAGGGGTTGTTTATCTTGTCAGCCATTGTGCAGCTAGGTTTCAGATATAGGTATTTGAGTTTGATAAGAGTTGATAACAAAAGTTATGGGTTCTATGTGT